ATGGTACTGTTTCACCTAAATTAGTAGGTGCTAGGAGTCCTAAAGCAAAATCTTCTCAAGTATCAAGAGGACCAGCAGAACTCGCTAGTGATGCTTCAGAAAGAAAAAGAGATCGTTCTAGAAATGAAAAAGGACGAGATGTAATTACTAAATCAGCAGGTTCTAAAAGCGATACATCTAATCAAGAAGATTCAATGGACCCAGATTCCAATCAAAAGTATCATAATTTAAATAAAGGTGGTACTATTAAAAAGAAGTATGGAATGAGAGCAGGTGGTTTCACCAAACGAGGTGGGATGTACAAGAAAGGTTATTAATGTGACTGAGCAACAAGAAAACTTTCTTAATGCTTTGTTTGGAGAAGCGCAAGGTAACTTTCGTAACGCCATGAACATTGCAGGTTATGCTCCTACAGAGTATCCTGCTAGGCTTATTCGTCAAATGAAGGGTGAGATAATAGAGAGAGCAGAAAATATGTTAGCTGCTAATGCTCCTAAAGCAGTTCTCTCTATGTCAGGCATACTAGATGATCCTAGTGCGTTAGGTAACAGGGATCGTTTAGCAGCTGCAAAAGAAATACTAGACCGTACTGGTATAGTTAAAACAGAGAAGATAGAACACAAGGGTGTAGCTTCTGCTGTTGTTATATTACCTCCCTTAGAGGAAGATGATGACACTCAAAAGGATTGATCATGCAAGTCGTAGAAAAATTAAAGCAATTGGGAAAATTCCATACGGATACGATTACGAGGTTGATGAAGGGAATGTGGCGTGGTATCTGCCGAATGAAGGAGTGCTTTGTAAATTCGATGAAGCGGTTACTCAAATTCGTGAAGGTGGTCACGCTGTACGAAAGGTGGCGGCGTGGTTAGAGAATGAAACTGGTAGAAAACTTTCTGCTACTAGGTTACACAAGTTGGCATGGACTGAGGAAGAGTTGGATGCTAGGAGAAAGTCTCGTAGACGTAAATTATCTCCCAAGCAAAGAAAAATCGAAGACCTTAAAAATACCGAAAAACAAACTAGAATTAAAGCAGACCAAGCAAAGAGACGATTAAGTAAAGTATTAAGTACAGGCAAAGAACCTGAAGAAATAATAGACTTTGCAGACTCAGTAGAGAAAGAACCTGAAGTTGTTTTTAAGCCAAATCCTGGACCTCAAACACAATTTCTTTCTGCAAATGAGCGTGAGGTTTTCTATGGAGGAGCAAGAGGTGGGGGTAAAACTTATTCTCTGCTTATAGCTCCATTAAGATATGTACATAAATCTGCTCATCGTGCATTACTTATAAGACGTTCAATGCCAGAACTAAGAGATGTTATATTCCAGACTCAGCAGATATACCGTAAGGCTGAACCGAAAGCTAAGTTTAAGAGTCAAGAGAATACGTGGTACTTTCCAAGTGGGGCTAGAATAGAATTTGGGTATTGCGAAAACTTACAAGATGTGTTAAGATACCAAGGACAGTCCTACTCTTGGATTGGTATAGATGAGCTACCTCAGTATGCTAATTCAGATATATGGCAGTTCTTAAAGTCATCACTACGTACTACAGATACCAGTATACCTTTACATATGAGGGCTACAGGTAATCCAGGTAATATAGGATCAGCATGGGTTAAGAAGTTATTTATAGATCCTGCTGAACCAAACACTAGAATAACTGAGAAGATAGAATATGAGCTAGATGGTAGAACACTGTCAAGCGAAATAACAAGAAAGTTTATAGCAGCATCAGTATGGGATAATCCGTATCTCACACAAGATCAAAGTTATGTTGCTATGTTAGCATCTCTACCAGAAGTAAAGCGTAAGCAGTTTCTATATGGTGATTGGGATGTAGTAGATGAGGGAGCATTCCCTGAGTTTGATAAGACAGTACATACGTGTGACAGTTTTGAGATACCTAATGGGTGGACTAAGATAAGAGCAGCAGACTTTGGATATGCAGCACATTCAGCAATATTATGGGGTGCAGTAGATTATGATGGCTGTCTGTGGATATACAGAGAGTTATATGTCAATCGTTTGACAGCAGATAAGTTAGGTCAGATGATTATGGAAGTAGAGTCTGATGATGGTAGAATACAAGATGCACTATTAGATAGTTCCTGCTGGGCTAAAAGAGGTGATGTAGGTCCATCAATAGCAGAGACAATAAATAGAGAAGGATGCAGGTTTAGACCTTCTGACAGATCTCCAGGATCTAGAGTTGCAGGTAAGATAGAGTTACATAAAAGACTGATGATTGATGAAGACACAGATGAACCTAAGATAAAGATATTAAAGAATTGTAAGAATTTAATTAGTCAGATTGCTGCACTACCAACTGACCCTAGAAACCCAGAAGATGTGGATACTAAATCAGAAGATCACTTGTATGATGCACTAAGATATATGATAATGTCTAGACCCACTAATATAAGAGTAGCGTATGAAAATACACCTAAACACCGTTACCAAGCTTCTGACTCTACGTTTGGGTACTAAGTGTTTTGGATATACGTTTCTATGGTCGTAGCGTTTATATTAATTATTGGTGTATTTGTGTATAGTCATAAGGATTAATTATGAGTAAACCTAGAAATTATAAAAAAGAACACAAAGCAGGTGGTCAAAAAGCTAAAGATAAAAGAGCCTCTAGGAATAGGGCAAGACTTATATTAAAAAAATCTACAGGTGGTATTCCAAAAGGAATGCAAGTACATCATGTTAATGGTAATCCTATGGATAATCGCAAAACAAATTTAAAAGTAATTCCACAGTCTGAAAATAGCAGAATGCAGCCAAAAAGGAAAAAAAATGTCAGAAGAAAATGATATAGTTGTTTTAGAAGATGACACAAAAGAAACTCCATATACGAACATAGTAAGTTACGTACAGGGTAGATTTGAACGTGCTAAGAATAAAAGATACTCTGATGAAGAAAGATGGATACAAGCATATAGAAACTACAGAGGTGTTTATGGTCCAGAAGTACAATTTACTGAAACTGAAAAGTCAAGAGTATTTATTAAAGTAACTAAAACAAAAGTATTAGCTGCGTATGGTCAGATTATAGATGTTTTATTTAGTCAAAATAGATTTCCTATTGGTGTAGAGCCTACAGCATTACCTGAAGGTGTGGCAGATACTGTACACATTGATCCTAAAGAACAAGAGCAAAATAAAATGATGGATCAATTTCAAGACGCTTATGGGTTTCCTGGGGATGGTAATGAATTAACTCCTGGTGAAACTTCTAGTGTATTAAAAGAAAGACTAGGACCACTTCAAGAAGACTTAGAAGATATAGAAGGTCTTAAAGAAGGACCAGGACAAACACAATCTTCTGTAACTTTTCATCCAGCTATGACTGCTGCTAAAAAAATGGAAAAGAAAATACGTGATCAGTTAGAAGAATCTGCTGCTACTAAACATCTTAGATTTTCATGTTTTGAATGTGTGTTGTTTGGTACTGCAATAATGAAAGGTCCATTTGCTTTAGATAAAGAGTATCCTAATTGGGATGAAACAGGTAAATATGATCCAGTAGTAAAAACTGTACCTAAAGTAGAACACGTATCTGTGTGGGACTTTTACCCTGATCCAGATTGTCATAACATGGAAGATGCTACTTATGCAGTAGAACGTCATAAACTTACACGTTCACAATTAAGAGGTTTAAAGAAACGTCCATACTTTAGAGGGAAAGCAATAGAAGACGCAATAAAAGATGGTGAAGATTATTCTAGAGAATGGTGGGAAGATAATTTAGAAGACAATGATACATCATCCGATTTTGGTGGGGAAGGTTTTTCAGGTCAAGGTGGTGATGTAGAACGATTTGAAGTACTAGAGTTCTGGGGTACAATAGATAAAGAAATAATTAAAGAACAAGATTTAGAAATTGATGAACAGGCAGATGAAGAAATACAAATTAACTGCTGGGTATGTAATAATAAAGTTATACGTCTAGTCATTAATCCTTTTATACCTAAACGTATTCCTTACGTTGCAAGTCCATACGAGATTAACCCATACAGTTTCTTTGGTGTAGGTCTAGCAGAAAACATGGATGACACTCAGACATTGATGAATGGCTTTATGAGACTAGCAGTTGATAACGCTATACTCTCAGGTAATCTATTGATTGAGGTAGATGAAACAAACCTAGCACCTGGTCAGGATCTTACAGTGTATCCTGGTAAAATCTTTAGAAGACAAGGTGGCGCGCCAGGACAGGCTATATTCGGTACTAAGTTTCCAAACGTGTCAAGTGAAAACATGATGCTATTTGATAAAGCAAGAGTATTATCAGATGAGTCATCAGGTCTACCATCGTATTCATATGGACAAACTGGTGTGCAGGGAACAGGCAGAACTGCATCAGGTATCTCTATGTTAATGGGTGCAGCTAGTAATGCTATACGTACAGTAATTAAAAACATGGATGACTATATGCTACGTCCTATGGGTGAATCACTATTTGCATTTAATATGCAGTTTGATTTTGATCCAGAAATACGTGGTGACTTAGAAGTAAGAGCTAGAGGTACTGAGAGCTTTATGAAGAATGAAGTTAGATCTCAACGTCTTATTAGTTTCTTACAGATTGCAAGTAGTCCTGTACTAGCACCATTTGCTAAGTTCCCATACATTATGCGTGAAATAGCAGCGACAATGGATTTAGATGTAGATAAGGTTACTAACAATCCTGAAGAAGCATTTAGACAGGCTATACTACTACAACAGATGCAACAACAACAGCAAGAACAAGCACCTACACAAGATCCTACAGGTGCAGGTGGAGGTACTATTGGTACTGGTCAAGCACCTGCTCCAGGTGAACAAGGGTTTGCTACAGGTGGTGGACCTAATGCAGGAACTCAGCAACAGGCTCAAGCACCTCAAGGTCAGGGTGGTGGACAACAAATACCACCAGAACTAATGGCAATGATGCAGCAAGGAGGTGGTGGTAATGCTTGACGTTAAAACTGCTAGAGACATTTTACCGTTAGTAAATACACCAGACTTTGAAGAACTATTTAATCTGTATTTAGATTCTAAGAGACATGATGCGCTACGTGTATTAGAACAAAGTGATGATGAAATAGAAATATACAGAGCGCAAGGTGCAATCGCCATACTCAAAAAATTAAGAAGTATGCGTGTAGATGTACAGACAGTATTAAAAGGAACTTAACATGGCAACTTCTCCAGTACCTAAACCTAACCCAAAAGATTTTAATCAAGAAAAATATGATAGACTTACTAAAAATTTGCTGGAAATTATTGCATCAAATGAAGGAACATATAATTCTAATTTAATTCCTGAAAAAGCAAAAGAAATTATAAAAACTCCATATGATATGGTATATGGTCATGGTAAATATTTATTTCCTAATAAACCTCCTACAGAAATGACTATTAGGGAAGTTATTGATTTTGGTAGACCATTAGTTAATAAAACAATAAAATCAGGTTTAGGTTCTTCTGCTATGGGTAAATATCAAGTGATGGCTAATAGTTATAAAAGAAACAAACCAAATAATAAAGGAGTATTAGAAGAATTTGCTAATAAATTAAATTTAGATATAGATACTCAACTTTTTACTCCTGAAATTCAAGATGCTATTGCAATTAGAATGTTAGAAGAAAGAGTACCATCTTTAAAAGATTTTGCAACTAGTGAAACAGATGAAAACCTTAATAAAGTTTTAGATGAATTAAATGCTACTTGGAGAGGTGTACCAGATTCAAAAAATGAAACTAGTGAAGGACAAAGTTTAAAAGGATTATCTGCTGAAGAAATAGGAGATGAATTAAAAAGAATTAAATATGTTGAGTGTGGTACTTTTGATCCTATGGGTTCTAAAAAAACAGATTATTCTGAA